ATTACAGTTGATATCTGGCGTTCTTTGACAGGACACTAATGGTTCACTTAACTCGTATTTATACAAAGACTGGCGATGATGGAAAAACCTCTACCGCTACAAATGAAAGAATAGACAAAAGCAGTTCTTTAATTGAAGCAATAGGTGCAGTAGATGAAGCCAACTCCGCTATTGGAATGGCGACGGAATATCATAATGACATCATAGACAGAATCCAAAGTGACTTATTTGATCTTGGTGCAGAACTTTCTGGCGCTCCAACCATAACAATATCAGAAGAAAGAATTACATATTTAGAGAATATAATTGATGACTATAATGAATATTTAGAGCCATTGCGTTCTTTTGTTTTACCTACAGGTCCCTTGCATAACGCAAGAACTATTGTGAGAAGGGCAGAGCGTGAGGTTTGGAAAATTGAGGGTATAAATATAAACATTCCAAAATATTTAAACAGGCTTTCAGACTTATTGTTTGTTATGGCACGGTATCATAATAAGGGTAATGAAAAGTTATGGGTTCCTAAAAATTAGTTTCATCCTGCTATAATAAGGTTATAGGAGAAAAATGTCTAACCCATCAAATTTATATGCAGAAAAAATATACTCTGAGCATCCGCTAGTTTTGTGGGCACTAGATGACAAACTTGACTATAAAAGTTTAATTACTGAAGCACAACGCGATGTTGCAACTTTGTGGACACCAACAAGCGCTGCTCTTGTAGCATCCTCTGAAGACTTAAACGAACCCTTTATAAATAGTCATTTAACGAGAGTTAGAGTTAATGTTCCCGTATCAGAAAGTCTTGAAGCATCAATCGTTAGTCCAAACATTATTAACTTTAACACTCTTTCAGATCTTGGAACTTTTACCATCGGATCATATTTTTATTCAAACAGTTTATTTTTACAAACAGTGTCAATAGGATATGAGTATACAGATCCAGCCACCTCAACCATAGTTCAAAATTTAAAAACTTTTACAAGTACACTTTATCAAAAGTGGGGCTTTGTTTCTGAAACTTTTGAAATACCAAACGTATCTGCACAACTAAGAATCGTATTTAAAATTAAAGTTTTTGAAGGATCAAATGAAGTTGAAGATAACGAATTTTATGTTAATGGCATTACTTTGGGACAATGGAATGAAGAATTTAATACTTATTCTTTAAACGGAATAACAGAAACAACAGTTCCAACAGACATAAGTATTTATGGTGGATACGATGCAGTAGAGGCACAAGCATATGGAGTAGCAGAAGATTCTGGATACTACATTACTGAGGGTGGATTAAAATGCAAGAATGCTGGTGTTCCATTAGTTTATGGTGCAAGTGGAGTTACAAGATTAGAACCAAACACTGATGCATCTTTGATTATTCCAGGAAAAGGATTTTTAAATAAAAAAGGACAGTACAACGATTACACTGTTGAATTTTGGGCAAGAGTAGCAGCAAACACATTTACACCATTTAAAATATTTGGACCAATATCTTCAGAAGATGGCTTATATGTTGAAGATGGATTTTTAACATTAGTTATTGGAGATCAGTTTGCATCACATTTCGTAGGCGAATGGTTTAGACCAATGCTTATTCATATTCGTTTAATTAAAGATTCTGCATCTCTGTTGGTCAATGGAGAAGAAGTGTTGTCATTATCTTTAGATACCGCCAGTTTAACTCTCCCAGAAGAACTTGACAACAATGGAGATAGTCAAGATTGGTTAGGGTTTTATGCAAGTAACAACGTATATCCTTTTGAACTTGATTGTGTTGCTATATATTCTTATCAGGTTCCAGTTACAGTTGCAAAGCGTAGATGGGTTTATGGGCAAGGAGTTATTTCTGCAGAAGGAATTAACTCATCTTATGGTGGAACTACCGCGTTTATAGATTATTCATTTGCAGACTACACTGCTAACTACAACTATCCAGATTTTGCTGGTTGGGATCAAGGCAGTTTTGATAATTTAGCAACTACTCAAACAAGTTTAAGAACGCCAGAGTATACTTTACCAGAAATATTTTTAGGCACTAAAACATTGCAAGAGTTGTACGATGACAATAAAGACGCACAGGATAATGAGTCTGGACCAGTTATTACTGATAAATTTTTATCATTTAGACCTAACAACACCTGGAACTCTATTGAGTCATATATTAATTTTTCAAGATTTAATTTATTGTCAAGTGAGGTTGAGAGTTGTTATGGAGTCTTTAGTTCTCACAACCTAGCATCAGATGAAATATTATTTAAGATATACAACCCCTTAAACAATAACTATTTTACGATTCTTAAAGACGGAAATTTAATCAAATATTCTTTAACCTATAACGGAACTACACAATTGCTATTTACTTCTAGTGCAATAACTGCTAATAGCCTTTTTGCAGTTGGGTTTAACATAAATACATTGTCAGAAAAATTTGGCAGCAACGTAAGTTCATTTTTTGGAAATCAAAGTTCCTTAAAAATGTACGTGTGTGGAGACGATTCTGGAGAGTTTACCTTTACTGGAAGACTTTATTCTGTAGGGTTATCTACAACCTTAAACTCTACAAAAATAGTAGATTATGTTGATAGTAACGGATTTATTGAATTAGACAAGGGGCAAGAATTAATTGATCACACTGCCAGTTACACAATACTTCCATCAGAGGCATATGAAAAATACTTCTTAGACATTGGTGTTGCTGGGTATTGGCAAGATTATCTTCCACTTTCTTATTTTGCTCAATTTGTAAAAAATAGCAGTGGAGAAGAATTTTATGAAATAGATTTTTTACAATTTAATTTGGGGTATCCGACAACAACCACCTTAGAGCAGGAATCTGGAGCATCGGACTATTATTACAACACAGATGGTGCACAAATAAAAAGTTATGTAACATTTCAATATGTTGCAGATGGTGCTAATATTCCTACCTCTTTTGCTAATGAAGAAGCGCCAGACGAATACAAAGTTCTTGACTTAAATAATTATGAAGATTGGGAAACTACAAGGTTTGAGGTATTAAATAACACATTAATCTATCCAATTAAATCGGTAGACTTTAATGAACTTGCAATTGTCTACAGCCTTGAGTTTAACAGCCGTGGAATTTTAACAAAGCCTATTTTATTAAATAAGTTACAGTTAGCATCTCAAGCATTTAATGACAACTCTTTTAATCCTGTGGGAACTAGGTTTGGAGTAGACCTGTTTCCGTATAAAAAGAATGGAATTTATTTTGACTATAAGTCTAAAAACCCATTTAGCATATATAAAGAAAGCACACCATATCTATACTTGACAAAAACATCTGGAATTGAAGTTCGTGGTGAAATTAACATTTTAGAAAATCGTGGACTAACCCTACCAATTAATAAAGAATTAGCAACAGACTATAAGGTAAGTGCTATGCAGTTATGGCTAAGATATGATCAAGATGCGTTTCCAGCAACAGCAACAGAGATTTTTGAAATTAATCACAAGAGCGGAACTCTTAAGTTTTACTTACAAGCAAACAGCGCAGACCTAGATAGAGGCAGAGTGTTTGTTTTAAACCAAAACGGCGTTCCTTATAATGGTGTTGGATTTTATTTAAATGGAAGTCTAGTCAGAGAGCCAGTCTTATCTCTTAAAGAGTGGTCTTCAATAGGTATAGCATTTTTGACTTCCCTTGTTTATAATTCATATCTTGGAAGCATAAACTTGACGGGACCAATATTGTTTAATAACATTGCCTATTATCAGGCAAACAGCCTACAAGAGGTTGAAAGTAGAACATTCAGGCCGTGGTTCCAGGTATTAACAGACGGCATTACAACAAATGACTGGCAGTTCTGGTTTAATAACTTTACTTGGGACGGCATGTTAGTAATAGGATCATCAGAGTTCTATGGTATTAACCCCTCAGATATTTATAAAACATATATAGGCACAAATAAAATAATCGTTGATGATGGAGAAGGATTAGTTTATCAGCCTGAAAAATTAAATGTATATGCAGAAGTAGAATGGTCAACTAACGTATCTACACCAGTATAATCTGCTATACTTGTGGTTATGGAATCTTTAATTAATCCAAAAACTGGTAAACCTTATGTTAAAAATGTACGTCGTCAGGTAATAGATAAACATTATGACTGGGGTCTTTACGTGTATAAGACATCTAGTGGTAAATGGTTTACAGACGATGAAGGCTCAGTTTTAAATATACCGTCTGATCGTGGAGATCTTACAAAAATTGCAGAGTTAAAAAAGGCTGCAATTCACTACGGAGATGATGGACTTGGCAAGGCTGTGTTTGTTCCAGGGTTAACTCAGGTTAGTGAAGAAGAGTATTCAGAACAAAAAGCAAGATTAAAAGAAGGTTTAATTCCTTCAATGAATGATTTAGGTGCTTGGCATGCAGCACAACAAACATTAGAAAAGCATGGAAGAGGGGCTATGGATGAGTGACGAAGAATATATCCGTGCAAGTATTAATACACAGGAAAGAGAAGATAATGCTTTTAAATCACACGATCCATTTAATAAAAGTTGGGACGTTTTAAAAGATTACGTTGGACTTGATCAAAACTTTCGTCGCAGAACAACTCGCAACTTAACAAAATATGCTGCTCCTGAATTTAATGAAAGATATTTAGATGCAGCAAACGCAACCCCATCTGGAACAAATGCGGGATCAAAACAAATCAATCCTGGCACGGTATATAGAAATGGCTATGGACTATTTGACGTAATTACCCCTCCATATAACATGTATGAATTAGCAAACTTTTATGACACATCATTTGCTAACCATGCTGCTATTGATGCTAAGGTAGAAAACGTTGTAGGTCTTGGATATCGTTTTGATATTTCAGATAGAACGTTATTAAGGTTTGAAATGAACGATGACGCAGAAGCGGTAGAACGTGCTCGCAATCGTATTGAAAGAGCCAAGATTCAACTACGTGACTGGCTAGAAAATTTAAATGATGATGATAGTTTTACAAAAACAATGGAAAAAGTCTATACAGATCTTCAAGCAACAGGTAATGGATTTATTGAAGTTGGTAGAACAACTGCTGGAGAGATTGGCTACCTTGGTCACATTCCTGCAACTACTGTTCGTATACGACGCTTACGTGATGGATTTGTGCAGATTATTGGTCAAAAGGTGGTTTACTTTAGAAACTTTGGAGCAAAGAATGCAAATCCTTTAGGTACAGATCCACGACCTAACGAGATTATTCATCTTAAAGAGTATTCACCCTTAAACACATTTTATGGTATTCCAGACATCATTTCAGCAATGCCATCTCTTATCGGAGATCAACTTGCTTCTCAATATAATATTGACTACTTTGAAAACAAGGCTGTTCCAAGATATGTTGTAACTTTAAAAGGTGCAAAACTATCAGGAGACGCTGAAGATAAGATGTTTAGATTTTTACAAACTGGTCTTAAGGCTCAGTCACACAGAACCCTTTATATACCGCTTCCTGGAGATACAGAGGGCAATAAGGTTGAGTTTAAGATGGAGCCAATTGAAAACGGTATACAAGATGGCTCATTTAAAGAGTATCGTAAACAAAATCGTGATGACATTCTAATTGCCCATCAAGTTCCTATTTCAAAACTGGGTGGTGCAGACTCTGCAGGTATAGCAGCAGCACTTTCTCAAGATCGCACATTTAAAGAGCAAGTATCTCGTCCAGCACAAAGACACCTAGAGAAAATCATAAACAAGGTTGTTAGAGAAAAAACAGATATTCTTGAACTTAAGTTTAATGAGTTAACATTAACTGACGAAATTGCACAATCTCAGATTCTTGAAAGATATGTAAAGACTCAGGTTATGACTCCAAATGAGGCTCGTGAAAAGTTAGACTTGCCATTAAGAGCAGATGGAGATGAGCCATTTGTAATGTCACCAAGACAAGCAACTGATGCTAGAGCAAATTTAGCAGGGAATCGTGAAAGAGATTCAGAAAGAACAAATAACAATTCTGATTCACCAACTACAATATCTGGACGTAATGCACAAGGTGAGGGTAGATCGTCTCAATAGTTGAGAAAAGTATAGAAACCAGTGCTATAATTATAACGTTATGTTAACAAACAAGGCTCATTGGGAAACTAAAGGCAACAATGTTCGCCTTTCAATGCCCATCGGAAAAGTAGACGTTGAACGCCGTATGGTGTCTGGCTTTGCTACGCTTGATAACGTTGACCGTCAAGGCGACATCGTCACAACAGAATCTAGTGTAGAGGCTTTTAAGAATTTCCGTGGCAATCTTCGTGAAATGCATCAACCAAGTGCTGTAGGAAAAATTGTTTCTTTTAAAGAAGACAAATATTTTGATCCTAGCGATAAAAAGTTTTATAGCGGAGTTTATGTATCTGCTTATGTTTCTAAAGGCGCACAAGATGCTTGGGAAAAAGTTTTAGACGGAACATATACTGGTTTTTCAATTGGTGGAAATATAAAAACTTGGGATGATGCTTATGATGAAAAGATTGATAAAACAATCCGTGTAATTAAAACTTATGAGTTGCACGAACTTTCTCTTGTAGATAATCCAGCAAATCAGTTTGCAAACATACTTTCTATTGAAAAAGTAAATGGCCAAAATGTTGTTGAAGGTTACTTGTCAAAGACAGAAATTGAAAACGTATTCTGGGATTCAGAAAACGGTATTGTTATGGTCTCAGACTCTGATTCAGTAACAAGTCCAGTAACTGGAAACA